TTACTTAAGGTTTGCGATGATGCAATATCAACTATATCGTCACTATTTGTACCACCGACTGTTTTGTCGTCTAATTGATTTAACTCTGAAGCAGTTGCAGTAAGATCATTTAACTTGGTTAAGTCTGCTTGTGTTACTCCACTAGCATTAACTTTAGTTACAGATGAGTCTACTATTGCTCCAGTATGAGTTGATGTGTAATTAGCCATATTAATCTCCTAGTTTAGGGGAGCATAAAGCTCCCCCAATTAACTATTACGCATTGTTAAAGTTAACAATACCCATTGCTGTTGAACTTGCAGCGTGTGATAAAGCAGCTCCAAATAAAACATCAGCTACAACAGAAGTTGCCAAGTGATCAATATCATAAGATGATTGAACTCTTGGAGCTAACTGCTGTGCAAAGTACACAGAGTTTTTGTTGAAGATTGTAGCAGTTTCGTCGCCACTACCACCGTCATCGTCCCAGTCTGTACTTGCATACACTTCTAATCCATAAGCGTTAATGATTCTTCCTGAAGCAAGAGGATTTTCAGCATCTCCTCTTTTTTGTGCTTCTGTGAAGTCGCCTAAAGATAGTAGTGACATATACGCAGCTGGTGAACAATAGAAGTAATGTTCTCCGTCTGTGTAATCATATCCTGCATCAAGAAGTTTTTGTAAACCACTTCTGATTAATGCAGTTGTAAAAGTGTTGTCACTTGAAAGTGAAACATCATTACCAGTAGCACCTTGTACTAATAAAGCAAGATAGTTCTCTACTTTTTTAGCTAAAGCATAACCCATTGATTGTGCATAAGCATTAAATAAGTCAGCAGATTCTTGAACTCTTACGATGTCCTCGATTCTTTTAGCTTCGTAGTGATGTTGATCGACTGCGAGTTGGATAACTCCGTCAGTATTGTTAGTATATGTTACTGCAGTATTTGCTGATTTTGCAGCAGCAGTTTCTTCAGTAACCTTTGGAATATTAAGTATGTCGCCACCATTTGATAACATAGATGAAAAGTCTAATACTTGATTTCTCATCTGAAATTTTCTTTCAGCATAATCAAGAATAGCATCTCTCCACATCTCTGGTATAAAATTAGCAGCTGTTGTTATTGTTACATTTCCGTCAGCCATTTTATTTACTCTCCTTAAGATTTAAAATGTTTATTTTTTCTTAAGGTAATGACTTATCAAGTCTTTATGCGATCCTCTTCGCTGTTTAGCATCTGACATATCAGAAAAAGGATTACCCTTAAACTTCTGTACAGATACTTTATTCTCAACTTGTCCTACATTCACACCAGACTTTGAATCAAATTCTGATGCTATGTCACGCAAAAGAGATAAATCATCTACCTTCTCAAATTTTTCTCTTTTCGTTTCAGGAATTTTACTTAGAAGTGATTCTCTTTCTTGATTTACATAATTAGAAAAAGATTCATTAACCTCATTAAACTTGGTTTGTAAATCTTTATTCTTATTTTGTTCTTCAACTAAGAGAGCTTTGTATTCGCCTTGCTCTTCTAAAGTCTTTTTACGCTGTTCTTCCTGTGCAGTTGCTATTTGATCTACTTTGCTTTTTAATTCATTTCGTTCTTTCACTAGCTCCTGAAAACGATAATATGGAACAGCTTCTTGTGTCTTTTTTTCGTCTTGACTGACTTGAGGTTCTTTTACAGCTTCCTCAACAGCTGTATTCTGTGTTTCTTCAGACATTTTTACTCCTTAAGTGGATTATATTATGGTATTAAGTTAATTATGATTTAAATTAATGACAATTAGAATGTCAAAGAAAAATAAAGAGTTTGAGTTCAAGCAAAAGTGGTTTGATTTTATGAAATATCAACCACACGAAGGGCAAAGAAAATTACATTTTCCTGACAAACCTGACGCATCTTATTTCGTAAATATTTGTGGTAGAAGATATGGTAAGACTACTGCAGCATTCCGAGAAGCTGAATTTTACGCAGCACAACCTAATAAAAAAATATGGCTTGTTGGATTATCTTATAAAAAATCAAGATTGATGTTTCGTGAGATATGGAAAGATATGGTTGCTGGTAAAGCAAATGATATTGATAGAGCATCAGAAAAAGAACAATATATTAAGTTCAAATGGGGAACAACAGTAGAAGGTATGTCTTGTGAAAATCCAGACTCATTAGTTGGAGAAGGTGTAGATTTATTAATTATAGATGAAGCAGCAAAAATGCCAAGAAGAATATGGGATATGTATTTATCTCCAACGCTTGTAGATAGAAAAGGTAAAGCAATCTTTATTACTACACCAGAAGGGTTTAATTGGATATATGATTTATATTTATTAGGGCAAACAGATCCTCAATGGTATTCACAACAATCTCCTAGTTGGGAAAATCAATATGCTTTCCCTGAAGGAAAAAAAGATTCTTTTATCCAGGAAAGAAAGCGTAATATGTCTAAAGAATTATTTGATCAAGAGTTTGCTGCAAAGTTTACTTCAATGGAAGGAAGAGTATATCCATTTGACAGAGATAGAGATATGGAAGAAATTCCATATCAAGAAAACTTACCTACCTATTGCTCAATGGACTTTGGATTCAGAATGCCATCAGTATTGTGGTTTCAAACATTCAAGCAAGATGGTAATTGGCATATAAATATTATTGATGAAATAATTCACGAACGCAATATTCCAACCGACAAACTAGCAGAAATGATAAAGAAAAAAAATTATCCAGTCATTACTTATTACGGAGATCCAGCAGGTAGCTTTGTTCAAGGACAATCTGGAATGGGAGATATACATATATTACGTAGACACGGCATTTATGTTGAATATCGTATGGATAGACTATCAAGAGATATACAAGCAGGTGTAAGTTATTGTCGTGGCTTTTTTGAGAATGCAGATGGATTGAGGAGAATAAAAGTAGATAAAAAATGTGTAGGTATTGCTGAAGATTTCGAAGGATATAGATTTCCAGAAGCAGTAGAAGGAAAAGCAATTTCTAATAATCCTATAAAGGACGGATACTATGAACACGGCTGCGATGCTTTTAGATATTTTATATTGAATAGATTCCCAATTAGAAGTAATTTCATTGGAAGAATATCACGATAAAAGGAATACTTTAATGGTTTTAACAGCTAGAGAAATTATACAGGATTCACTCACACATTTTAAAGAACAACAAGCCAAAGCTCGTAGAGAAGAGGTAAGAAAATTTTTAGATTATTATTCTGGCTCATTAACAGATCAATACATTGAAGGATATTTTAAGTCAGATGCGTTCCAAGAGATACCTCATTACAATACTAATATCGTGAAAAAATTTGTAAATCGTATGTCTAAAATTTATACGATTGGTGCTAAAAGGAATGTAAGTGATTCTTATCTAGATTTAACTATCGTAAAAAATGCTCGTATGAAACAAATGGAACGTATGACAAGATTGCTAGGAACTTGTGCAACTTATGTTATGTACGATGAAATGGAACAACGATTTGAATATCGTCCTATCTATTATTTTGAGCCATACTTTGGAGATAATCCTTATAAACCAGAAGCAATAGTATATCCTATGATGCAAGGACACGCAGATATAAATGATACAGATGATTTAATGTATGCTTATTGGGATAGCGAACTTCATATGAAGTTTAATGAAAACGGAGATATATTAGAAGAAATACAGCATAATCTCGGAGTATTACCTTTTGTTTTCTCACACAGAGAAGAACAATTAGATTCTTTTTTTGTAGAAGGTGCATCAGACTTGGTATCTGCCAATGAGCATATTAATATTACAATGACTGAAATGCAATTAGGACTTAGATTCCAGATGTTTGGACAGCCAGTTGTAACTGGATTGATTTCTGATAATTCTAATGTTAGAGCTGGATCAGACGAAATTTTAACTCTTCCTGAAGGAAGTAGTTACAATATTGTTTCTCCAGAAGGAAACGTAGAAGCAGTTATCGAAAATATAAAATGGCAGATCGAACTTGTAGCATTAAATAATCACTTATTTGTTACTTTTGCACAATCTGGTGGGGAAGTACCTAGTGGTATATCATTAATGATTAAAGATTTAGAACGCCACGAAGATTTTATTGATGATAAAGAATTGTATCGTCAATATGAAAAAGAGTTTTATAAAGTAGAGTATGCCCTTTCACTAGCAAATAATTTAGGATTACCAGAAGTTTCACAATTTAAAGTAGACTTTTCTGAGGTTGAATATCCTATGACTACGCAAGATAAGATTATGTTAAATGAATATAAACTTAAACACAACTTGACTACCCAGGCACAATTATTAGCAGAAGAAAACAAAGATTTGAGTATTGGCGAAGCACAGCAAATCATACAAGCTAATAAATCTGTGAATGAAACAGAGATACAACAAGATGAAACTGTTCCAGAAAATTAGAGTCAATTTTAATTTTAATAAAGTTACTAAAGAAGCATTCAATACAAATCTTCTTTCATCTCTGGAGGGTTTAGCAATATTTGCTAAAGACAAAGTCAAAGAAACATTCAAAACAGAAAGAGATATTACTGGTAAAAAATATGCACCATCTACCTATAAATATTTAGCTATAAAGCACGATCACAACGAATCTAAAATTAAAAATAATAAAATTATGACAGATACTGGAGAACTTGAAAGAAGTATAAATTATGGGATAGATGAAGCAAATCTTTCCTCTGCTGTTGGAACAGAACTTGATAAATACGAACAACACTTAGAAAGCAAAGTATCTGGAGTAATGAGAGATGACAAAGAGTATAAAGGTTATATGGGAGATTATGCTAAAGTACCACAAAGAAAATTCTTTTTTACCTCCGATGATGAAGCATTTGAAATTATGGAAAAAAAAATTGATGCAGAAATAAACGGATTTTTCAAAGAATTTATAAGGAATCTTTCAACTAGTATGCGTAAACTAGAACAATGAAAGATCTAATACAGAAATTATATTTAATGATTGTAGAGCTAAGAGAAATCTCTGAAGCCAATAACGAACTACTAGGGTTTTTATGTATGAAAATAGCACCGAATAAAACATCAACAAACAAAACAAACAAAAGCGATATAGCTTATATATCAATGGAAATGTCAGAACTTTATGAAAAGTATGATATTATGCCTGAAGATTTTGGCGTTGCTTAGATTCTAGCTCTTCTAACTTTTTCAACCACTTTCTTCTTTCACTATTTGTAGGACGTCGAGATGGTAATGGTTTTAATCCAACCTTTTTAGCTCGTTGTAATAAAGCATATCTATTTGCTCTATCTTCTCTAAGTTTTTCTTGAGATGGTTTTTTACCTTTTTTAATTCTTTCTACTGCTTTTTTTTCACTCATCTCTCTTTTTCTAGGTTTGTCGTTTTCTGGATTTCTTTCTGGAAGAGTTTCTAGTATTTCAGTAACCTCTTCACTTTCAGCATCGATTATGTCCTTTGCATCAATCTCTTCTGCTTTTAAAAACTTTTCAAATGGACTATCTACAGTAACATTAATGTTTTTAACTAGTTTGCCTGAATGCTCTAATACTAGACGCCCTGCCTGGACATTACCTTCGACTGCCTCTCGTATCATACTATCTAATACCATTGGCAACTTAGAATTAAAAGAAACCATATATTTTTTATAATACAAGTCTATAAACCTATCATCTGCAAACCAACTATGTATAGTAGATTCGCCTAATTTCAAATGTTCGGCTAATTCTTTTTTTGTCAATTCTGGATTGTGGATCAATAAATCTATTGCAGCCATTTGATTGGCTTTTTTTAGTTCAAGATTGCTCATTTACCTTGTCCTCTATATTTTTTCTTGTAGTATTTTTTTGAGTTTTTATTTCCAAACTTGGTATTATGGCTCATACCTTGCCGAGTTTTTTTTGCACCGTTTGACTTTCTAGTGCGTTCCTTAAATAATGATCGCCTCATTTTTTATAGACTTTTTCTGCTCCTGCTATTCCGAATGAGCCAAGTGTTACCCAGACAAACGAGTTATAGATGTAGTCGTTTACCATCAGTTCTATTCCTATAATACCCATTGCTAAATCAACAATGCCAAACACGCACATCAACGCAAAGGATAGAAATCCAATATC